CGGAGCCGTCTACTGCAAGAGTTGCGGAGCCGTCAGTCAGAGTTACTTGGTCAGTTCCACCTGTGCTGTTTAGTGCAGTAGACTTGTAACAACGGAAACCAGCGAAGGAACCGTTGATGGCAAGGCCATTACGCAGCGGAGATGAAGCATCGCCAGTCACTTGGACTTCAGCAATTTTGTTGCCAGCTTGGAACATCTTCTCGTAGAAGATTGGAGGTGCTACAAACCAGCGGTTTTCTTCAGGCACAGACTGGTCGTCAAGTAGACGAGCCATAGCCAACATCAGATTGATGCCGTTGTCATTTGTTTCAACGTTAATAGGAGCATTGGCTGTTCCTAATGTGCCTGCTGCTACGGTATTTGTTAGAGTCGTACCAGAAACGGCAGACGCTGCAATACCAGCGGCATCAGAGATGTGCTGTAGAACAGCAGCATCGTACTTGCGCTTCAGAGCAAACGCACCAGAAGAGGTGGCAAGTGCTTCGAAGTTGATGTGTGAGTGACGCTCTTCAATGTCGTCAATTTTAAACGCGAAAGCGTTTGCATTGTCAACGACCATAGAGATTTGGTCATCAGCCAAGTCTTGTGGGTTTACCACAGAGCCTCGCTGATAAGAAGAGACAGTTACAGTCGGCTCCTTAATGATTTTGACTGTATCGCCAAAGTTTTCAATTTCGCCAGCGTAATCGGTATTTGTAATATCTTCAATAACCGAAGCACGACGGAAAAACTTGAGAACCTTTTGGCTGAAAATTTCCGGTGCAAAGTTACCAGAAGGCAGGTTACCATAACCTGCAGCAGTATCGAACGCCATGAGTTCAATCCTTCCACTTTTTGAGGTTTAGTTAGTTGTTTAAATCTATTCGACCTTCAGAACGGGCAGCGTCGATTTCGCTTTCTAGCTTTTCGAACTGCCACGGCTTTAGGGTACGAATTTCTGAAGCCTTCCAAATCTTCTTGTTACCAGCATTGGTGCTTACGTCCCTAGCAGGGGTTTTTGTAATTGCATCTGCTGCTGATGGTGAAGACTTAGATTTCTTCTTGGTTAAGCCAGTATCGGCTTTATAGAGGTCTATGACCCGTGCCGCCCACTTAGCATCTTTGTTATTCTTATAGATGCCATCTGCGATGGACTGTGGCTGGTCTTCTAGCCACTTTAGAAACTCATCACTTGTCTTGAGTTCGTCAAAGTCTGGGTGGAGCCGTAGCAGTTCCTCGAAGGCTTTCTGCTTTTCTAGTTCCTGTTCCCGGTCTTTGATAGTTCCCAATTCTTCGCGTAGTTTTGAAACTTGTGACTCTGTTTGCATAGAGGACACAGTTTGTACTACTTCAAAAACGTCAGGGTAACGCTCCTTGAACTCTGCGAGTTCTTCTTGCGTACGAGGTGGTGTTACACCCCTAGGCATTTCTGCCGCCCGTTCTGTCATCGTGTTGCGAAGTGATTCTACTTCTGACTTGAACTCTCCTACTTTTTCGTCGTAGTGTCGCTTTAAGTCATCATAGCGTTTCTTGTAATCGTGTTCCGCTTCTTTTTTATTCTCTACGAAACTGGTGCTATCTTGCGAAGTGGCCTCTTCGGTGTTCGCTTGTTGTGTTTCTGTAGTTTCTTCCGCTTCGTTGTCTTCATCATCATCGTCGATGTAAACTGCGTCACGGTGCTTTCCACGATATAACGAATCATTATTTATTGCACCAAATGAATCGTTAGGTTTGTTGGCACGGTGGCCTCTTGCTTTTGCCATTTCTTTACCTCATAGTGCGGGGCTACTTGGCGTGTAGGTAGCCGCTTCGGTTATGTCAGGGCCGCAGTATTGCGGGTAGCTGACGAATGTTAATCTGGTGCCTTGTAGAACTCGTGTTCTCCAATGATTTCTACCAGAGTTAAATTGTTTCGCATCCACTGATTGGGTGCGTCTTGTCTTGTGTACCACATTACGTCAGGAGATACTGCTGGGTCTGACTCCATCTCTCCGCCTAGCAAATCTTGAGCAATCACAGTTGCTCTGGCTAGTCCTCTTTCGTAGTTGGCTCTGTTCGTTGTAAAATTTTCTTTTAGTCCCTTGTTACGCTTGACATCCATGCCTGCGTACTCAAAGGCACCTTTAGATAGCCGCTTTAGAAGAACGTCTCTAAGACTCTTTTGTTTTCTAAACTCTGGCTCGTTTGAGTTCCTGCGGTGTATGGCGGTTTGACCTACAGCATACATCGCTTCTTCTGGGTCTGTAGACGACTTGGTTTCTGCCATAAGCATGTGCGCCAGCAACTGTTCGTTGCTCATCTTGTCGTACAGCTTTTTATTTTGTGTACGAGTGACAGGCTTTTTGTAGTGCTGTTCTAGCTGTGCTACAAACGCAGGTGGAGCTTGTAAAGCCGTTTCAGGGATGTCGTCTCCTTCGTCACCTGCGTACTCTGTACCTGCTTGTACAGGCTGTGGTCCTGTGGGTGTTACGGGTACTGTAGCAAAGCCTTGTTGGGGGGCTTCTTCTTCGCTAGATGAGAAGGGATTGATGCTGTCAATAAAACCGAGGAACCCACCTTCAGCCGCGCCCATGACTTGCTGACCATTCTCTTGGATGCGCTCTTGGGTTTCCGGCTTACCTCGATTGTTTATCTTGGTAAGGCGGTCTTCACCGATGATTTTGACGAGGTAAGGTGCAACTGTCACTTCTCCGCGTGATACAGCCACATCTATTAGTTTACCGCTAGATTCTTCATTGTCAAGTGCTATTCCACGTCTAACTGCTTCTTTTTGTGCGTCATTGAGCATCTTGACGATATCTTGTTCTCCTGCGAACTCCACGGCTGCTGCATTTATGACAAATGTTCCCTCTGGCTTTTGGGTATTCACGTTGTCTGCAACTGTCTGTCCTTCGGGTACCTGACTAGGCGGCGCACCGATAAATCCAGACGGTTCCATGCCTGCTGCCATCTGTCCACCTACAGCCATGCCGATGCGACCTCCCAAGGCACGTCCAAACTCAGAACCGCCGGAACGTCCGTCTCCTATAGAATCGTCGGCAGCTTGTTGGCGGTCTTGGGCTTCTTTGTTGTCGTCGTAACCGCCGCCTTGACCGGTATCGCCGCCGCTGCCGTCAAATTCTGGTGTGTCGTATTGAGTTACACTAGAATCTGTTGGTGGCCCGTCGAGGTCTGTTCCTTCGTTATAATCATAAGTGTCAGAAACCTTAACAGCCCCAGTGCCAGCAACGCCAGAGTCTGCCCCGTAGAAGTTCATAGATGACCTGATGTTATTTCCAGACAAGGTTATCATGCCCGCTTCTAGACCGCCTCCATTTTGCCGCGCATTGTATATAACGTTTAAAACATCCTGCCTGCGCATGTCGTAGTCCACTCCGAATTTTGTGGCAAGCGCTCTGGCATCTGTTTCATACCCAGCACCAGCAACAGTCCTGCCGTCTGCTGACATGACAGAACCATCATCTCGATAGAACGAACCCGTGCTTAACTGACCTGTTGTGTAACCCTCGTCTGTCAGCTTCTTGCCTGTTTCAGTTACGATACTGTATCCAGACGGAACGTACCCTTTGCTCAGAGCTTCTAAGGCTTTGACTTGAACGTGGCTCATCCCTCTCATGTTTCCCGTGTAGGCACGGCTTCCCGGAGGACGAGTTATGCCGAAGTTTCCGAGAGTCATGGCAAACCCTGTAGCGGAAGACCCTGCTAATATGGCACCTTTAATCTCAGTTATGTGGTCGCTCTGTTTGGCAGTCAGAAAATCGAAGACACCACCTAAAGCTCCACCGGGTCTAAAGCTGGTATTTCCAAAGCCATTTTTATCCGCTTTGCCTCCTATGAAACTTCCTACAACAGCACCACCAACGCCTCCCAACATACCAAAAAGAGTACTGGCTGCTTTTTCTTTATTAGCCTCTAGGGTTTTTACAAAACCTTCTCGCTTTAATTCTGTGGCAGTCTTTCCAACTGAGCCGGGTAGCTCTGTAACTTTTTCTGCAGTAGAGTCGAACACAGCTCCCAAATCCACGTCGGAAAAGTCTTTTGTAGCAAGAGGCCTTGTGAGACTGGTAAATATATCAACTCTATCTGGATTGTTTTTTTGTAAATGAGCGTTGAGGTCAAAATCAGGATTATAAGCATCTGCCCCGTACTTAAAGGTTCCCCCGAAAGGTCCGGGGTCTCCGGCTAGAGCCTTGTTTAAGTCGGTCTGCAGTGTGGTTTGGGAATCTTCATATCCATCACTGTTATCTTGCCTTGTAGAATCCCCCGCTATCTCAGGAGTTGAAACGTCTATGCCTGTCTCTTCTCCTAAGGTGGGCATCCCTAAGGTTTGGTTGAAAAAATCGACGTAGGAGTTTTGGTACTGGTCTCTTGTCAGCACTTCCTTGTTGCCGCCTGAAAAACTTATACGTCTAGACTCGTCGTAAGATATACGGGGTCCTACTCCTATTTCAATTCTATCAACCATTCTTTATTACCGCCTCGTGATTACTCTTCAATTTGAGGAGCATTTCCAGTAAAGCCAGCTTCCCCTGCGCTTGGCGGAGTTCCGACTCCGATTGTGCCATCACCACGCCCTGAATCGTCAATTCCCGGAGGTCCTTGAGGTACTCCTCCAGCAGGACCCATTCCTTGTTGTTGACCAGCGGGGCCAGCTTCTGCGCTTGCTGCTTGTTGAGCATTTGCCATCATTCCTTGTAACATCTGAGCGTAAATCTGAGCTTCGTTCGTATCGTTGACAAGACTATCAGGGTCGATGTCCTGCGATATAGCCAACTCCCGCATCAAGTTTGGTATCTTGACAAACGGAGCCAGCATCGGGTTGGCGACTGTCTGAAGTAGTGTTGTCAGACGTTGACTACGAACTTCCTTCTGCATAACAGCAGCCACACCACGAGGTTTGATTTCCAAGTCACCTTCGATGTCAGGAGACTTGTCATTGAACTGCATGTTCCATTGGAAGTATGCCTCGCCCAAAGGTTTG